CATTGATTTTAAGTGCCTCAAAATCTACGCCCGCTTTAATATCGCCGAAACCTTCACCTATCTTTTTAACACCTATCATGATTTGGGGAAAGTCCACCGCCCCAATTAGTCCATTTGCAGCGTCGGCGGCGTCATGTATAACTGGCGGTAACTGTTCAACAAAATCTTTCTTGCCGTCGCGGTCCAGGTCGGCGTTATTTTTAAATTTATCGACCTCTTTGAGAGCGGACGCCTTGGCGATTGCCACTATTGGGTTTTCCATGTTAAATCTCCTTATTTGGGTGTCGGCAGTTGGATATTATGCTTCGCTGCCACTTCCAGCAGCTTGCCGACAAGCTCTGGTTCCCGTCCTTGCAATAGCGACAAGATAAGAGCGTCGCGTTTTTGTGTATCGCGCTCGCGTTCGACGATTAGCATTTTTAGCATATCGCTGTCGTCAAAAGCACCGCTCTGCAATACTTCGGTGAAGAAGCCGTCGACATCTGGAAGCGGCGCTGACTCTGGTTTCTCGTCGACACTGTTGTCACGACGAACGCCGGTAAGAGTAAGCACGTAATGCGAAGGATCGCGGTCGGCTTTGTCTGTGACCCATATTTTTACAGTCGCATCGTCGGGTACGTTGACGCCGGGCACAGGCTCTGTGCCTTGCCACACTTCGTTAGAAATTGTCTCGCCCTTGCGAAACACAAGATAATCCGCTGCCAATACCGGCGATATTGCACACAGCGTCATAACGATGGCATATAGCCCGATTTTACGCAGCATTGTCGTCACCTTTCACGTGGTCGCCAATAACCAAGACTGTATTGACAGCTTGGTCTATCGGCTGAGGGTTTGTGTATAGTGCAAATTTCGCAAGGTCACCTTTTGCCGCACGTCTGACAACTTCACGTCCATCGATTGTTACGTCATGCGGATTGACGTTCTCGCCTTTGATTTCTCTGAGTGCAACTGTCGCTGTGCGAATCGCCTCAATCTCGCTTAAACCACCTTGGTCAAATGTCCAAGTAAGCAGCGGTAGATTTGGTGTTCCTGCGATTGTTGTTGCGACACCAGTACCGCCTGCCGCACCATTTTCATAACCGACACCAGTACCACCGGAGCCGCCGTTTGCTGTAAATGTGCCGGTCGAAGTTACAGTACCCTGTGTCCATCGGTAAAGACGACCACCGCCGCCGCCACCGCCGCCACCTGCACTGCCGAACGGAGCGGAGCCATTGCCGCCACTCACGTTAATTGTTGAGCCGGTTGCATGCGAAATCGAAGTTTGCGAAGCAATAAACACCATACCACCGCTACCGCCTCCTGTGCCCGAGCATGTACCGGTTGAAGCATTTTGAACACCAGCTTCACCCCGAGCATTAATAACACCACCGGAGGGCAACGAAAACGCACCAATGCAAGCAATCACAAGAGATCCGCCACCAGCACCACCATAAGAAGTAGTCGCAGCCTGTAAAGTGATCGGACCACCACCACCAGACCCACCTGTCAAATCGGTCACATAGGTATTACCACCTTCAACCCTTAATATATTGGAGCTACCACCACCGTATCCACCAGCACCACCAAAGCCGCCTCCGGCCGCACCCCCATGGGCTACGGCATATTCACGCTGAGCACCGGCGCCGCCGCCTGGTCCTTCACCCTTATTGCCGACATCGTGATAACCTGTATTCCCAACTTGAACCTTGCCGCCCTTGTAGCCACTACCAGCCGCTACAGTAATAGTACCGTTGACAGTGACCGCACCAGTTGCGTTAATGATTGTTGGAGAGCCAGTGCATGTGAGTGTTTGCGACGCGTTGACTGTAAATGTGTTTGCATTTTTTTGAATTGGTGCCGTGTAGCCAGTAGCGCCGGAAATCGTGATTGCGCCATCCGCCCCATTACCACCGAAACCGCTGACAGGGGGGTCCGCCCAAGTCGGCAATCCACCGGCTACCGTTAAAACTTGTCCGGTGCTGCCAATGGTTCTTTTTGACCACACATTAGTGGCTGAACCGTAAGGGAGGTCTCCAGCGGCGGCAGAGCCAGTTAGAGTGCCTGAACCTGATGTCATAAATGATAAGCCGCTCAGGGATAGGGTACCAGCGGTAGGAGCCGACCATTTAACACCATTAGTGCTGGCGGCATCAGTGGTGAGCACTTGCCCATCAGCCGCGACCGCTAGCTTGTTGATAGTGGTACCACCGGGGGTGACAAGCAAATCACCCTTAGTGTAGGTGGTCTGCCCAGTGCCGCCGTTAGCAGCCGAAAGATTGCCGAAAGTGGGGGCGCTGGCGCCATTGCTTAAAAGTGGCTGCCCGGAGCCACCAGCCGTTGTGCACATCATCTTTGCGCCGTCATCGTAAATTACGCCACCTGCGGCATGGGCGATAGATTGTCCCGTAAGAGCGAAGTAGGCATCAGCTCCAGCATCCTGGATAGCGTAGGCTCTGTTTACGGATGGAGCCGCCCAAGTAACGGTATAGGTTTTGCCTGCTACGTTTAGCTTTGCATTGGTGTCAAATGAACCAGCGCTGATGGTTTTATTGGTCAGTGTTTGGGCTGCCGCCTCCCCGACAATATTGTCGGATGCGCCGGGCAGCGTCATAGTATTAGCGCCCGACTTAAACGTGGTACCAGAGAGCTTTAGATCCGAAAATGTTTTGGTGCCATTTACAGTTTGAGCCGCTTCTGTCAATACAAAAGAAGCGTTCGTACCAGGGTCCGGCACCGTAATATCCCGAGCGGCACCCCAGTCAGCCCATTTGATGTTGCTATCAAATGTGGTGCCACGTAGTACAAAACCGCTGCCAGTATTCCACGCCATTTTGGGCGCAGTCAGGGTTTTGTTAGTGAGAGTTTGTGAACCGGTCAAGGTAGCAACCGTGCTGTCAATTGCGACCGTTATATTGCCATTTGGCGTGCCGGAGTTGGTGACAGTAATACCAGTGCCTTGAGCTAAAATGCGAGCGTTTGTAGCCGATGCGTCGGTGGAACCCAGTATCACCTCAGCGCTAGAAGCGATACCACCACCGGTGCCAGCAATCCAGGCAAGATTGCCGGAGCCGTTGGTGCCCAGGTAGGTGTTATTCGCCCCTTTGGCAAGACGAGTCCAGTTCGTACCGTTGAAGTAAAAAATATCCTGAGAGGTAGAGCCAGCCGAGTCAGCCAGGGCGTTGATAGCAGCCTGGCGGGTGGTTTGTCCGGTGCCACCAGCACCAATACCAACCGGTCCAGCCAAGTCCCAGGTCATCTGTCCGCCGGGACCACCATCGGTCACGGTTATGTTGTTAAACGTGCCTGTTCGGATGGTCCGACCATTCGGCAGTTTGGCGTCAAGCGTGGTTAAAACGTAGCCAGCCGAAAGCGGCTGCCCTTCGATTGGGTTTTTGTAGGCACCAACCGCCGGACCGCTCTGAGCAAAAGCGGAGTTGCACAACAATAGCGCCAAAACAAAGGCGATAATAATTTGCATCGCTCCCCCTTTAAGGTGCAAAGCCGTTTTCTTGCTTGCAAGCTTGCTCGGCGGTACTTCCGTCTACATAAGCGGTGGTTACTTCAATTGAGCTTGTGAAGTAATAAAAGGCGCCCAGAGGCGCCCTGAAACCGCCCCAGCCACCTTCTGAGAAAAGCTTGGTGAAATCGTTGGTATTAGCGCCACCTTTGTACCAGGTGCCCGCTATGGGGTGCCAAAGCCACATAGTTATAGTTGCATCAGCCCCGCCAGCATTACCGGACGTAGTTAGAGTAATGACACGACTTTGCCCGACACGCCCCATAGCTACGCCAAGCTTGTTAGCCGGGGTTGCACTGTCCAGGGATTTGTCATTACCGGCGCCACGAATTTTTTTAATCAGCCTGCCCGGCAGGTCTGCCACACTGTCACTGGTTTGTAATGGTGTACCGTTGTACATGCCCGCCCTCCCTATTGTTTGATCAAATAAACCATCGCGTAATCAGAAGGCTCTATGCCTACTGGTGTAATCGTAAAAGTACCCGCCGATAGGGGGTGGGTGTGATACGGTGCAGCCACTGTACCATTGCTTCCAGAGCGCCCGTAAGGCGTCACGTTCGCTGCGCCGTTGTACTCCAGATTGTAGGGGTTGATCCCGGTATAACCAGCGGGATAGCTGGCGGCATGCCCATGGGTTGCAATCGTAGTGCCAATACCCGGGGCATCTGCGCTTTGAGCCCCGTACCCACCAGATGCCGCCGAGGCAGATGAACCCACGGGGCGAGTGCCTAGAACGAAAAGCCCAATAAGATTAGGGGTGCCGTTAGTACCGTCACAGACAGCAAAGCCAGCCGGGATAGACGGGCTGCCAGCAAAGGTGAAGTTGTAGGGCACCACGGAGCCGCGAGGCAGGTTTGCTGACGATGATAAATCAATCCAAGCTGGTATCCCATCCACCAACCCCAGAGCTGTACCGTCAGCACCTACTGGAAGTCGATTGAGCTTACCTGCATCCTGATAGACAATATCGCCTTTAGTGGTCATGGGTTGCTGAGTAGCTGGTGCTGCCCACTTCACACCGGCTGGCTGAGTGCTGTCCACCGTTAGAGCTGTAGAGTTTGCTCCAGCGGCGAGACGCGCTAAGCTTCCGCCATCATAGATGTACTGATCTCCCTTAGTAGTGAGCTGATTAAGCAGCGCTACCACGGTATTCATGTAGGTGTAAATATTTGGGATAGTGGCGTTCCACTGAGCGGCCTTGGGTACGCTGCCGGGCTGCATCCTTACAGGTTTGGATGGTACCGGTATAGGGGTAGCCATAGCAACCGGGGCAAGAAGCGCCAATACTGCAAGTATGGTGAGGATTTTTTTCATAGCTTGATGATGTACACAAGGGCGTAATCGCTTGGCTCTGTGGTAGCTGAGTCAGTGGTGCCTGAGTAGGTGACGTTATGCACATGGCTATATCCCGAGACCTCAAAGCTGGTCGGGTTGGTTCTATCGACCTGGACAAGCCCGGTGGGGTAGCCGGTAGAAAAACTGGCCGAGATTCCGTGTGTGTGTGCGGCAGTCCCTGTGCCGTTCGCGTCGGCAGTTTGGGCGCCGTATCCACCAGTGGCAGCGACTGCCGAGGAGCCAGGCGGACGAGTACCCAGGACGAATTTACCAATCAAGTTTGGACCGCTCACACCGTCGCAAAACGCCCAGCCATTGGGCGCCACGCTGGAGCCCGCATACTGAGGCGACCACGCCATGACAGTCCCTCTCGGGATACCGACAGAAGGAGAGCCCCATTTATTGCCAGTGGTCTGGGTCGAATCGGCTATCAATAACTGATTATCACTGCCAATCCCTAGTCTGACCGGTGTGGAGCTATAGGTCAGGATATCGCCCTTAGTGGTGAGCGGCGTGCTGTTGGCGAAAGCTGCCCATTGCAACCCGGTCGCTGTGCCGGAGTTGCTTGTTAGAATTTGCCCATCGGTGCCAACCGGCAACCTGGTCAGGTTGCTGCCGTTGTAGACATATTGATCACCCTTAGTGGTGAGCACATTAAGGGTATTGACCAAGGTATTATTAATGTAAGTGTAGATGCCGATTACATCATTGTTCCAGATAGAAGCCGTGATAGTGGTGCCATCAGTCCTGGTGGCGGGTACAGCCACGCTGGATATCACGGCGCCAAATGCCGGGCATATGACAACAAGCCATAAAGCAACGATTAGCAGCGGGTTTGGCTGTTTGGATTTTCGCTTTTCAGTTTTAAGCATTTTTCGCCTCTCCAATTTCGAGCGTGTAATCTGCTGACATAAAATCCAATCTGTGGTCGGAGGCATTACACCTTAAGGATGGCTGGATAGAGCGAGCCCCCATCACAATCGGGTAATAGTCATGCTCTCGCATGTGCTCTGATGGCATCGCGCTATTGCCCAAGCTCCAAGAGCCAAGTACCGTGCCGCCGTCCACGCTCGATGCCAACTCATAATCGGTCGGCTCGCACTCATACTTAAACATTGTCAACTGCTGGTTGTCGTCATAGCCCCTAGCTAGATAGGTGGCATTGGCAATAAATTTTTGCCCGCCGCCATAGGTTTTGATGGTCAGCTTTTGTAGCCCAACATCCGCTTTACCGTTGCTGAGATCAGCAAAAACCATATCGGATGTGACCGGCATGGTGTCATACAGGTTGCCGGTGTGCCACTTTTGAAGGAAGCCTGACTCGTTGCCGCCATAAAAGGTTTTATCAAAATAGATGCTTGCCAGACAGGTGGTGCCGTCTTTGGTGAAAATCTGAGCTTTTAAGTCTGCCGGATCAGAGTCATTGTTGTAGCTCAAAAGAAAGGCGTTAGATGGCACCGTGTCTGAATCTACAGGGAACCAAAATTGCACTTCCTGATAAAGCTTGTGGTGCACGGCGTGGGCTTTGTAAAGCTGGGTGTCGTTGAACCGATACGCCAAATCCTGTACGGGATAAGTGATAGATTGGTTTATCAGGTTGGCATTTTCGACTAAAGTTTTAAACTTACGCACACCATCACTGGCTAAAAACCAGACATTGGAACCGATTTGAACAAAGCAATTATTACTAGGGATGCCGTATTCATCAGTTACGGTGACGCACTTTAAATCAGTCGCATCGTTACCGGTTATGATTGAAACACCCCTTTGCTGCCCGATAATAATTACTTGATCATTACTCGTATTGGATAGTTTAAACCGGCGCACTGCCGTGACGCGCCCAAGCTGTGGCTCCAGTTGAAACAAACCCGCATCAGTAGCCAGAATCGGCGCCCCCTGAGTGGCAATTGTTGCATCACCGGAATTGGTTAAAAGCACATCAAAAGCTGCCTGCCCTTCAAATCCAGCAAACACCATTCGATCCAAGAATGGTTCATTAAATCGAGGCTTAGCGGTGGTCTTGCCAGCAAGATTGGCTCCCAGCGCCACGGTACCAAAGTTGGCGGCGTTTTGCTGGAAATTTGTCACCACGAAAGCACCGCCTGTGCGGACGATTTTGAGTGTTTCCACACCGTTGGTGTAAATCATGTAAGGGTCGTTTGCCGCATACGGCACATACATGCGCATGCAAGGGATAGCCTTGAGCGGCAAGCTGGTATTGAGGCTCAGACCGGTTTTAATAGATACCGCTGTTGCGGTATTTAAATCGTAGTGATAGAGCGTATCGCCCCACTGGCAAAGTAGATACTGCGTACCATCTAGGTCTACAAAAATACTAAAACCGTAGCACTCAGCGCCACTATTGAAAGGCGTCGCCCGCTGTTTTGACCAACCCGAGATTGAATTGGTCCAGACATTGCGCGGATACTGGTTGATATTGTTGCCAACTTTTAAAGCAGACTCCGGGCGGTAAGGGTCAGCGATATTGCTGTAGACCCCATCCACACAGGTGAGAGTACCTTCTTTATCCATTGCTCCAGTCGTATCCTATATTGCCGACATCCCAGCTTGTCTCGTTTGCGCCGATACTCAAGCCACCAAAAGACACTTTAGTCTGGCGATCAAGCGGACCAGACGCCCACTGCTTAACGTTATCGAGTGCTGCCTGGGCGTACACGGTTTGGTTGCCAATTCCCATTTTTTGCTCAAGCATGTCTCGCCCAAAAGCAATCAAAACGTGCTCATACTGAGGAGGCCACAAAATCCGGTCATCCGCCAGTTTTAAAGGCTTGTGGTTAACCTTTGCCATGTACTCAATTTTATAGGCAGCATCAGGTACTGGATAAAGGACGACCTGTCTTGTGGACTGCTCCACGCCGTCACCTTGCGGTTGCTCAAAATAAGTCCAGCTTCTCGGTCTGCCTGTGTCGAGGTTATCCAAGTCTGGCTGCATCTCTCGGTAGATGTTATAAGGAATAAAATTCAGCCGACTAAAACCACCGGAGCTATTACATCTAAAGGAGTGGTATTTAATCCCTTCGATGTCCGCCAGGGCGTCTATCTCCAGCTCCTTTACGTTGACCTGGGTACTTGTCTCAAAGCGCCTGGTCGTAAAAATTTCGCTAAGCCGGAGAACCAGCTTAGCGTCTGCGTCGTCAACGAATTTTATTAGCTGCACGTGGGGCCGCATCAAGCCGGACAGGGTATTGAATTTGTTGTCGTCCGTTATGGTCGGCAGCCCCACTTGCATGCAAATAGTGTTGACGATATCTCTAAATTCGCTGTGTGGTGTGGCAGCCATTAGAAATCGTTGGGCTCAAATTCAATTTGTATATTCATGTTGATTGCGTCAGTGGTTTGCACGCCAGAGACATAACTAACGTAAATAGGTTGGGTAGCGGTGATAGCCAGGTCGGCACTGGTGGCGGTCAGGGTGCCAGGGAGCACCGTGTTTGCCACCAGGGTGGTAGCGTCCACACTGGCAGCGCTGAGCATGGTATTACCGGCAGAGCTTCCTTTTTTGACAATCAAAGTGTCAGTGCCGCCAACCGGAGGGGTGGCAGCGACAAAGTTGATGGCTTTGACGATGCCAGCGCGGCCAGGTATCAGGAGGCACTGATAGGTTGTACTGTCTGCGCAAGATGCCCCACCGTTCACGGCAAATTGGAGGATTTGCCGCTTGGCGCCGTTGCCAATGCTTGCATTGACAATAGGTGTAGATGCGGTAATGGAAGGTACGGACACCGCACCAGCCGAAACGGTAAGCCCGCCAGTGGTAACGGTTAATCCATTACCGGCGGTTATACTGCCACTGGTCGAAACACTCGGGAGCGCGACAGCGCCATCTACAACTGTAAGGCCGCCCTTTACCCGGATTCCGTTTTCATAAGTTGTTGTGAAAACGGGCTGGGCGGATACTGGACCCACCGCCAAGAAGGCGATGAGTGCCAGCAATATTGTGCGTTTGAACAAATCAAACATTTTTCAATTTCTCCGCTTAGGCTTACGCCCGAGTATTAGACGCCTAGACCTCTAGAACCGATTGTTCCTCTGTGGTTGTTGACCAGGAAGGAAAAAGCGTGACGCACTTTGACAATGGTGTTGTCAGTGTGCGGATCGGTAACGGTCTCGAAGTCTGGTCCTTCGCGTTCAAACATGGTGTTTTTGCTGTACATATCATCCTGCAAGTACCATTGAGACTCTTTGTGAGCGTCTTCGCACATATACAGGAATGGCAGCACAGTGGCTTTCACCTTGAATTTGTTTTTGTTGAAGTTGGCAGAGTTTGGCAAGTAATCGCCAGCGTCTTCCAGTTGCTGAGCCAGAATACGGTTTGTAGGTGTTACGTACAAATTGACCTCACCGTTACCCATCGGGATGGGCTTGCCGTTTTCGTTGAGGGTTTTTTGCAATGCAATGATGGCATTGTTCAAACCATTTGGCGAAAGCGGATCAACAATGAGGTTGTTATCCAGCTTGGTTGGGTCGTTTTTTAGCGGGTGGCTAGCCGAAAACCACGGCTGCTTGTCGCTGGATTGGACGCTACCAAAACCGTTAAACATGAGAGCCACAGCGATTTCTTGAGGTTTTCTGGCGACCGCTTCGCCAAGACCCCAGGATCTCTCCTCCATCTCGTTGTATTTTTTGTCACGCTTCATCTGGTGGGTGATTACAATCTGTCCGGTGTAATCAATTGCCACCGCCGATGATGTACGGACGATAGACATATTGAGGGTGACGTATGGATTACCTTCTGGTGTTTCTTCGGTCACGTCTGGAGTTGCGTATTCAGCCACTTCCTCGCGCATCTTATCCGATTTTGTGACAGTCCAAAATTTCTTCCAATCGTCGTTATTTTTCAAGCCATAAGTAAAGAGTTCACGGAGCCGGGGCTCCATTGTGACATCCCACGCTGACCTGTTTTGCACAGCTCCTTGCGCCATTTTCTTATCTCCTTAAAACCCGCTTGCCGGGCGACCGTGATGAGCTTTACGTCAATTAATAACCCTGGAATCTAACGCTCGCTTTTGCCTTAGTGTGGCTAAGCAAAACTTCCGTGATCTCACAAAATCCGCCAGTCTCATCACCTTTAGTTGGGCTGATGCCTTGGTCTGGAGCTGCTGCTGAAAGCTTGACACCCCTCATACCTACGTTAAGGTGAGTGGCGGTAACTTTATCGCCGGTGGTGATTATCCTGGTGAATGGACGATCTACAGTGATGGTCCAGGCGTTAGCTGCCCTGACCGATGTAAGGATGTTTCTTTGTTCACCATTGGAAAAGATACAACCACCGTTAAAATCGCCAGTGGTGCCGCTAGCTAGTGTGAATTTGACAGTGCTAGTGTCAACTGCGTTGGCGTCCGCTGAAAGGTTGCTCACGGTGGGCACATCGGAGCCAGTCAAGAATGTCTCGTATTCGAGGCTGCTATCTTTACCCGGCAAGAACATGCAGCGTTCGCCATAGCCAACGCTGGATTTGTGCGCTGTAGGTCTACTGCCGGGGAAGATTTCCTTGGGGATTTCTAGTCCGTTGTAGATGCCGTAGACTTTATCGGTCTGAGCGGAGGCTGGCAAGACGGAACCATTGGCTATAACCAAGGCGCCATTCTCGATAAATTGAGTGTTGGGTTTTGCTTGCTCAGCGTTAGTGCCGATATAATCAGGTGTGCGTCTCGATTTAAGTGTGAAACCGCCTGCCATGCTTTTCTCTCCTTATTTTTCGTATTAGTCCAGAACGGACTTTTTAGGTCTGATGTTCGGCAATTCCGCCGCCAATTCGTAGGCTTTTTTCTTGGCCTCGTCCTCGGGCATGCGCAATTTCTTTTTGTTTGTCGTAAGGAAGGCATAATATGCCTGGCGTTGATGGTCTAAGAGATCATCTTCATCGTAGCTATCTTTGGTTTCCTTCACGACTTGCTTACCTTTTGAGTTGCCTTTAGCAGCGAGATTTAAGTCTTTTTTCTGAGCTGGTTTTTCAGCTCCGGCAACTTTGACGAATTTGTTAATCACGCTTTCGGTAATCTCTGAGAGCAGGTCGCTATCAAGGATTCCCTTGTTATAACTTGCTAGAAATTTTTCATTTTTAGCAATTTTGGCGTTGATACTAGCTCTGATCTCATCGTTGTACTCTTTGAGTTCAGGCATATCTTTGAAGGATGATTTCAGTTCGAGGTTGATTTGAGCGGCGCCTCTGTCCTCAATTTGACTTAAGCGGTTAGCTTGAGTCTGCTTGCTTACCTCCTCCTTGATGCGGCGCTCCATTTTGGAATCCACATTCATCAAGATGTTTGCATTAGCTTCAATAAAATCTTGGCTGTAGCCTTCCTTTTTTAGATAGGCCAAGGTTTCCGCGATTTCATCTTTTTGGCTTTGCGGCATGCTGCCGGATCTTTGACGCTCAAGGCGAGCCACGAGAGCGTCAGCAAACGCCTCTGGGTCCATCGTCTGTGCGCGGGGAGCCTTCTCGGAGGACTTCTCCAATTCCTCTTTTTGCTCGTCGTCATCTTCGTAATCTGTCAAAGTCATGTGGTCGATACCTCTATTTCCTGTACGGTGACAATTTCCTGGTTATTGATTCCTCGAATAATGGCTAGCTCGGTGGGCGTTGGTTTTGCGTCCTTTGATGCGGTCTCCCACATCAATCTCAGCAACTTCCTTAGATTGCCAGCTAGCCCGAATTTGAAGTTTTCGTCAGCCGTTTTAGCAAAGCCATTACCCTCAAGTAATTCGATTTGGGCTTCACCTAATTGCTTAAGATACTCAAATCCTGGATGGCGCGTAAGGTCGCTCAGTAAAACCGAGCTAGCCCTATTGTTGCCCAGGGCCTCCGCTATTCGGCGGGCCTCCTCCCTGGGGTTCTTGCTGTGGTCCTGGTGGTCCATTTGGGTCCTCCCCTGCCCCCATTTGCATCAAAATTTCTTGAGCTATTTGGGGATTTTGCATTAACGATTGGAGCGCCATTTTCATGACGGCAGGATTATTAGCCGCGATTTGTTCCGGTGTCATCCAGGACTCCGGCGTCATCTCGATTTCCAAATCCTCTGACAAACTCCTGACCAAATCCTGAGCGGCGGTGGGCGCATTAGGCAGAAACTGTGCCATTTGACCAAGCGCTTTCATGAAGTTGGACTTATTGTCAATTTTTTGTTGCTGATTAAAAGCGCCGTGATAGCCGGTAATTTCTACCGTGCGTGGACGCTTCCAGTCATCAAACAAAATCTCATCTGGTACGGGTTTGTTATCCTCTATCTTGTTGAATGGGATAACCTCCTCGCCCGCATCGTTTTTAATCGGCACAGCAACTGCCTGCCGGGTGTCATACGCCCATTGACACATTTTCTGGAGCGCTGAGCCAAACTTTTCACGGCTCTCATTGATGCCAAGAGACTGATTTGACGCCCTGAAATTAACTGAAGTGGCTGTCTCTCGGTTGCCCTTTTCTGGTGCACCATACGCCCCTGAGACCTCGAATACACCGTTTATATCTTGCTTGAGGTGCTCGTACTCCTGGAAGCCGATTTGCACGCCCTTGGTGGTATCGTAGGCTGGTTTTAAAACATCCATGCCCGCCATGGACTGGGTTAGCTCCATGATTTGAGCTGGTCCCAAGCGTATCTCGTCGTCTTTAATAGATCCCGAGGCATACAACATTGATGGGAATTGAGCCACCGCGACGGCATTTGTCATTACCGCATCGAAGAAATTTTGACGGTGCCATTGCGGTAGCACGGTTTGTACCGCACCGATACCGTATGCCACATCGTTAAACCAATCAATGAAGGTGTCCGAAACCAGCATGTCATGCCCGTTTATAGATGGGTTTTCTTCAATCCTGATTAAGACCGCTGAATTGTCGGCGCCTTTTGCTACATAAAAATAGGTGTCATAAAATTCATAACCGTCGTATTCGAGATACGGCGCATAGTAGGTGTAAACAGGGATAACCTTGGCTGACACGGAGGCGGCGCTATCGGCGTTGAGTCCCATAACGTAGGAGGATCTCAAGCGGCGCACGTTATCTGTCTCTTTGTGGGTTGCCTCGTGCGCCTTGGTGGGCTCAAGTAATTCCAGGTTTTGGTAAACCTTTTCACCGTCCTCATCTTCCGCCTGCTTCAAGAGGTGAGGGCGCATGTACGATCGGATGATGTAAGACTTTTTGCGGTCTCGAACGATATCGGCTTCCGGGTCGAAAAATACGTTAAAAGCGTCCACTACGTCAAAAACAGGCCCGTTAAATTTAACCCTGGGCTGCCTGACTTTTTTGATGTACTTAACTAGCTCGGGGTCTTGCCCTTGCGCTGTAAGGATCTTGGTAAGCGCCTTCCTGCCTTGCTTGGTGCCGACGGTTTCATAAACTATCTCAGTCTCCCAGCCTAGTTTCCAGTGGTTAATGCCGCGCACTACCATTTGCTTGAGCCCGCGAGTAAAGTGGCGTCGGGTCTCGGCACATCTGTGCATCCAGGCTTGCTCTTGCTTGACGGCATTGGTCACGGCGGGGTCTTCACCTTTGCGCCCAAGCATGGAGAGCCATTGCTCCTTCTCGTCCATAATGCCAATGCCTAGACGGATACAGTAATTATTGACACCGTTGTGAATAGTCGGCGTACCGAAAGGACTTTTGTCTATATAGTCAAAACCCTCAAGCTGCGGCAAAACTCGCTTACATAGGTAGCCGTTGTCACACTCGGTCCATTTCTTCTCTATTCCAACCCTGGCGGCTTGCCAGGCGGGGAAAATCTCCTCCAGGATGGTTTTTGCCAGCGGTCCCCAGAACTGGGTGTCCGTGATTTCCGGCATGTCTGGCGGCATGTAGATGTAGCGCATTAATAGCCTCCCGAGGGCGTGATCCATTCTTGCCCGGCGCGTTTGAGCTTGGATTTACTTGCTCTGGGCTGGAAATACCAGCCTTTTGATAGCGGTCCATATTTAAGGGAATCCGCCGCATCCTCTACTGGGTGGTATTCGTCCACGATATCGGTGGGCTTACCATCCGTTCCAACCTTGTAAGCGTAATTGCCAGATAGCGTTCCATGTAAGATAGGGCACCTTGCCGGGTCAATCTGGAGGTAGGGGCGCTCATGTTCAATGCAAAAATTGGTCAGCCTGCCGCGCACTGACTGGATACCCCTGGTAATCCACTCCTCGCGGGGGATTTTGTACATAAAACCGTACTGGACCATGATGCCGGTGAGGTCTTGCAATGCTTGGTACTCGCTCTTGAGCACGTCACCTTGACCGGATCTAGTGATCACTGATTTTTTGTGGCTGCCCGCTGGGTCGCCCACGTCCGTGATTTCAAAATCATCGTAGTTGTCAAAAGTCTTCGATTGTATCGTTGCGGCAATGTGCTCGATGCCCTTACCTTCAAAATATTCTTCATCCAAGACCAAGAAGCAGCCACAAGGAAGCATCTGTGTCCAGGTGGTAAACCAATGCGGTCCTGGGTCGTGCTGGCGGGTGATTTTTACCCCGTATTCTGGCTCCAGTCCTGCGACCTGGTGAATCCGCTTGTATTGATCACCGTAGATAGCGCCTTTAGTGGATTTCTGGAAACTACAACTAACTTGGGAGGCATAGCTATCCGCATCTAGGGAGCGCTTTGCCTCTTCATTCCAGTCGCTGGTTATATGTCCGTTCTGCCAGCGGGAGTTGTGCATTTTGCGCGGATCTTTCCACCACTTCATCCAAATAACAATCGCATTGTCTTTGTCTTCATTTGTGACCAGGTGAGCGAGTTTGTTCTTGGGGCCTTCCGGTGTGGAAACTGAAAACTTGAGATTGGAAGTGAATGAGCAAGAGGTGAAAGCTTTAAAGTCCATGCCGTTTTTCACCTTGGCGCTTTCATCAAAAAGTATTGATCTGACACGACCACCGGCGCCAGCCTCGCCGCTCATTGAGTCTCCGCCTATGTGCCCGGTGTTGCTCGGGTGCTTGAGAGACATGACATTGCTGTGTTTCTTCCAGTTGAAACCCTCCGGTAATTGCCACTCAGGGATGTGCCTGAGCAAAAATCGGATCTTTTCAAATGGAGTGTCGAGGTTACCTGTTTCATCCACCTCCTCTTCTTTTCTGGAGAGGATAAGATGGCTGCCAGAGTGATAATTCCAGTCCCACGCCTGCACGGATGTCACCATCCACGATACGCCCATTTCTCGGCACTTGGGCATAGCAACAACCTCCCGCCTAACTTTCGGCGGGGGTTGGTTGCACTCTACAAGCAATAATTGAGCAAACTCAAAAAACTCCTCCTGCACCTCAAAAGGTATCCAGGGCATGATCTCTTGCCCGATGTAGAGCGGGTTGAATATCCAGCCGTAATACTTAATCCAGTAGGCGCAAGACTGCCGACAAAGGTTGTACTCGTTTTGCCTGAAACCTTTGTCGGTCAGTGAGCGAATGGCTTTTGTTGAGCGTTCCTCAAGGATTTTCGGGTAGTCTGGAGCCCTTAACGGCAGAAACTCTGCCAGATCCTTTTCGTCCTCCACCCAAAGAAGAGTCTTCTTTTTCGGAGTCCATATCACCGACGAATCCATTGGCACCACCCTTGGCTGCTTGCTCCTCTTTTGCTTTTTGACGCTCGGCTGCTTCCTTTAGCAGTTTTTCCGAGGCAGCAAGAGATTTTTTGTCAGCCATTTGCCTGCGCAGACGGGTCACTATCGGCGGCTCATGGATAAACTGGTATTGCCGTGGCTCCAATCCCTCCTGGACCCATCCGGTAAGCCCTGTGCCGTAAACAGTGATAGCAGCCGCCTTGATCATTACTTCCGCTTCAAAGTTTTGGTCAGGCTTTATGTGCATACCGACGATTTCGCCTAGTACCCATTTTTTGTCACTGTTATTGCGAAAGCGAACAGCTCGCTCTACTGGACCCCAATTACTGATGTCCAAAAACTTTTCTTCTAGGTCGTCCATTTAGCACCCCTTGGGTGACTTGCGACCCATAGGCTTTTTGCCTTTAGCCTGTGCCGATTCCTGCATATCCATAGATGGCATGGATTTAGCCTTGACAGCTTTTTTAGGCTTGATTTGGGTAGCCAAAGCTGGCTTGACGATTTTTTTCACAAACTCCCCTCCAAAGGTGTTACACCGTGTTACACCACTTCTACCAACTTATAAGGGGTATGTCAATTACTCTTCGTTGACCCTAGCAATCTTCTTGGCTTCCTTTTCGGCATCCACTCCCGCCTGAGCATCCTTCCACTCCTTGCTACTAAATGTAGAGGAGGATTTATCCACCCATTTGGCAAAGCGCTCCCAGTCAATCTCCCGTCCGGCTTTGGTTTCAGCATCGATTACATTCTTGGCCTCTTTTTTCGCCAAGGGTCCAAAGCGGTGCTCCACGTCTTCCAAGGCTCGGGATACCTGAAGCACGTGCTCTTTGGCGTGGTGGGTTTTGTCGATATCGTGGGGAGAGAAAAACGACAGCATGGCATCAAAATTGTCATAGTGCCCCACTTTTGCCACGCCCACACGCTTGGAGAGCAAGGGGGCGTTGTCATCAAATACGGGGGTTTCCTTGACCCCCTTTTTGGCGCTATCCAGCTCTTTGCCCAGCTTGCTTACGTTGTAAAGGCTGGGGGTTTTGACTACCGAGCCACCCACAGTGCTCGCCACAGCCAAGCTTGACTTCATGATTTTATCGGGCTGCAATGCCTCTTTGGGGTCGGCGATGATTTTCCCAATTTCGCCCGCCATGTGGCTAGCATTTTCAAATGTAGTGAAAAGACCAGGGATACCGTCCGGGGTCAAGTGGGATATCGAAAGCCCTGGCAGGATCTTTTTATCATCCAGGTATTGCTCCACCTGGTTGAGCACCACGCCACCGGCAGCAGCCTTGATAGCCACTTTGGCAACTTTTGGTAGAGTGGCAGCCCCGCCTACAGCCAGCAATAAGCCGTGCATAGTGGCTGCCTGCTTGAGATCAGCCATTTTGCCGCTTGTAATTGCCTTACCCCATGCGTCATACAGGAGGCGAGATTGCACTGTCCTCATGCCCATAAAAGGCTGGAGAATAGAGCCAGCGGCGCCCAGTTGTCTTTGCATCGCATTTCGATTGGAGATGCCTACCGGGTTGTATCCAATGATGTCTGACAAAACGGATGCTTGCCGGGAATGGACCTCTAGCATGTCCTCCGGTGAGAGCTTGCCAGACTCCATGCGTTTGATTAGCTCGGCGGCACCCCCTTTGATCTTCATATCGGTAGCGATTCGCTCAAGCACACCAGCTCTTAGGACGTGCATTTTCTCGCCTTCAAGCCAGGAGCCCTCAAGCGCTCGCCCGATTTTCAGTGCGCCGCTAGCAATCTTATTCTTTTCAGCAAAGCGCTCAACGGCGCCACCTACGTATTTTTCAAGCAAAGTCGGTGCATCGCCGGATCTAGCAGCCTTCATCAGCCCCGAGCCTTTGTAGCCCCGGACGTAGTTTTTAACGGTAGGGTCACTAAAGGACTTCATCGCTCCAGTCCAAAAATGCCTACCGAGATTGCTGCCACCGTGGACCACAGCATCCCAAACGTGGATAGAGTGGATGCCCCAGTTACCGTTAACAATATTGTCGTACATCGCATTTTTGATGTATTTGGCGACCTTCATGCCTCGGCTCTGGTCTATGTGATCACCTTTTTCGATGGTCCTTCCGGTGATATCTAGGTACCAGTTTTTGAGGAATTTGGCATACTCGCTATTTTTGTCTAAATTCTCGTCAAGATACCTACTTCTGATATCTTCCACCATGCTCTCGGTAGCTTGTTTAACTGCCGCCGCCCAGTGAATCTGCTTGGCTGTCATGGATTTGGCAATACCGGGATCGGTCAAGATTTCCTCAGCGCTCATGCCTTTGGTTTTAGCAAAAGCCTCTCGCTCAGCTACGGTACTGGGTATCTCGGCGTTGTACATCAAACTTTCCAGTACACCTCTGTGCCTGGACATGGTGACACTGAGATCACTTGGGTCAAACTTCTGCACAATATCGAAATCGTTTGCCAGTCCGATTGAGTGCTTTACGGCCTCAACAATTTTAGCTCTCTCACTGACACTACCTTTGCGGCTAAAAGCTCCCACGGTGCGTTGCACCTTAGCGGCAAGCCCTTGATAGTGCTGAGCCAAAGCCGCTGGACCTAAGCCCATAGCATGGATAGCTTTGATACCGGCTGTGAGCCCGCCCAAAGGCAAGCCACCACCCACGGTGCCGCTGCCCTCTTCCTCTGTAAAGAATCTCTTTAATCCTTCGAGTGCCGCCTTGGCAAAACTGGATTCGGTAGGCTGTTTTTCAAAGTGCTCAATAGCAGCTTTTACAGCCTGAGCGTGCTCGGCTTTGGTCTGCTTGATGTATTCACGATTTCTCTCGGCTCTGACCTCGGTGCCTTCCATCTCACC